GCTATGAATCGAAAAGAGCCAATAAGAGCGTCACGCGATAAAGTTGAATCGATTAGAGAAACACTTTCAGCTAAAGGTATTATTAAAAAAAGGAGCATCGGTGTATGAGTGAAAAAAATCCTAAAGGACTTTACGAAAAAGAGGAAGTTCAGACTGGAATCAAAGTAAAGCCGTCGACGACTAAGATCCGAAGCGTGCAGGCAATTCCCTTCCCGTCTAATGGCGGTACGAGCGTGCTGGTCTTTGGCTTAGGCGGTGACGATAAGGTTTACAAGTGGAACCGCATGGAGGAGCAATGGGAGATTTAAATTACGACCAAGAAATAAACAAAATAGTCGAAGCCATAAAAGCCGACAAATCGATAGCCCAGCCGTGGCGCAACAAAGCATCTGCTCGGCTAGAAGAAGTGCGGGCATTTGTACGCATGGGTCTACAGACGACTTACGCAAAGAACCCAATTGAAATCACCTACGCCCTAGGACAAACATGCACCTGTCCGTTTGGCGTACTCTCTGCAACTTGCCCTGTTCACCACGGAGCTGTGCTATGATTTTTATGAATGGAAGATGCACAAAATCTCACAGACGATGAAAATAAAACGGATACACCTACTCTACCTGTGCAGGTTAGTCCGGAGCCTATAGAAATAACCCCACAGCACGACGAGTATATTGCATTTGTCGCTTGTAATGGCATGCTACCAACCGAAGATTCAAGCGAGCTAGTCCGCAAAATGACAGCTTCTGAATTTGCTCAGAATTTAGGTGTTGCCCGTGAAACTCTGTATGCCTGGCGCAAGTCAATCCCAAACTTCTGGGACCGTGTCGATCAAAAGCGTCGGGAAATAGGCGGTAAGGATCGACTAAGCAAGGTCTGGAATGGGATATATCTCAAAGCTGCTTCTGGCAACCCACAGGCCGCCGCTATTTACCTCGCTAACTTTGCTCCAAAGTTTGTCATGCCGGGCCAGAAAGCTGAACGCGAGGGCGATACGGGTATTGCTGATTTACTTGAGCTTGGGCGTAAACGCCAGCGCGAAGTAGCGCAAATACAAGAGGGCGAGGTCATAGATGTCGCTAGTGCTTGAGGAACGAATCGCTCAAGTAAACGAAATCAGGGCGCTCTACGAACCAATACCCCATCTGTTCGTGAAAGACGCACTTGGTGCCACGCCTTGGGATATGCAGGACAAAATTATTCAGTCGGTGTTTGTTAATAAAATAACAGCCGTGAAAACATGCAACGCCGTCGGTAAAAGCTACATTGCTGCGCGCATTGCCCTTACTTTTCTTACTCTCTATCCAGGCTCGATTGTTGTAACAACCGCACCAACATGGCGGCAGGTCAAAGATATTCTGTGGCGTGAATTTGCGGTGGCTGTAAAGCGCTCAAAGGTAAAGCTTACCGACAAAGATGTCAAACAAGCCGGGCTTGATATATCCGAGGATTGGTATGCGGTTGGACTTAGTACTAAATACCCGGAAAACTTCTTTGGCTACCACGCTGATCACATCCTCGTTATAGTCGACGAGGCGGGTGGCGTCGAAGAGCCTATTTTTAAGGGCGTCGCAGCTATCACGCCGAACATTAATGCTCGCGTACTACTCATCGGCAACCCAACGGACCCATCCGGTACGTTTTACGAGTACTTCCAAAAGCCCGAGCTGGGGGCTAAGTGCTTTACTATTAGCGCTTTTGATAGTCCGAACTTTATCGCTACAGGTATCCGCAACGTGAAAGACTTACTAGATATGTTCACCCCGCCGGAGGGGGTGGAGCAGGTTGATTTCACTCGCCAAGTAAACGAAGAACTAAAGCGCCGCATGAATCCAATCTTTGGCGCGCTTATCGACCCATCAGTGGTATATAGCCGCTTTCATGAGTGGGGTACAGATAGCCCGGCGTGGCAATCGCTCGTCATGGGTGAATTTCCAACCCAGGCAGACCAAGCACTGATACCAATCAATCTCGTTACTATGGCAATGAACATGTACGGCATTGACGAGGATACCGGCAAGACGTATGCCGAAATATCAGGCTGGAAGATACCCGACGGTCCGCCATCGTATGGTCAGGATATGGCCCGCTTCGGCTCTGACCGTAACGTGCTTGTACCAAAGCGCGGCGGTTGGGTCGATACCCTTCTTGTTTGGTCAAAGGTAGACCTGATGGAGTCTGCCGACCGTATCTTGAACGTTATAAACCCACTCGATAAAGAAACAACCGTAAACATTGACGATACAGGTAACGGTGGCGGTACAACCGACAGATTACGCCAAATTAGTGGCGAATCGTTTGCTGGCGGTAAGCCTGCGCACCAATACACACTCAATGCCTACAACTTCAGTAGCAAAGAGTTCATGAACGAGAAAGACCAAGACAAGTTTTACGACATTACCAGCATGTTGTACTGGAATCTGCGCCAGCAATTTTATGATAAGAAGATTGCGCTACCGTTCGACCGTGAGTTGTTTGATGAGCTGGTCGGTCGGCGCTGGTTTATTGTTCCCGGCGGTAAGATAAAGGTCGAATCAAAGGACGATTACAAAAAGAGAACAGGCGGTAAGAGTCCGGATAAGTCCGATGCGTTGGCGTTGGCATTTGCACCGAACCGTGCAGGTAGCTGGGAGCCAAGCGAAGACAAGAAAAAGCCGTCCGTTTATGAGTCGCCACGCATTGAAGAAAAGAAAGCCCAAACGGCCAAACCATACACATCCGGTGTCTCTACGACACGCTATTGATTGCAAAATCGTTGCCATTAAATCATAATCACAGACAAATGGATTTGACCAACAAACCTTCTCGCCCTAACGGCAAACCAATAGGCCAATCTGGAACCCAAATCTACTCAGGGTTTATTACTGGCGAAGAGTATAACCTACTACTGACCGGCAAGACAGCGATACGCCAATACGAAATCATGCGCCGAAGTGACGCTACGGTGCGCGCGCTAATACAGGTATGTTCCCTTCCAGTCATACAGGCAGACTGGCACATTGAATCAGCAAGCGAGGATCCGGCCGACAAAGACGTCTCAGGCTTTGTAAACAACGAACTTTTTAACAAAAACATTAACTTTACTGACTTTATCCGCCAAGCGCTCGGCATGTTGACGTTTGGCTTCAGTGTTTTTGAAAAAGTATTTGATCCAAACGCAGAGTATGATGGTAAGCCACGAATTGGTTTGGCAAAGCTCGGCTTTCGAAAACAAGTCTCTATCCTACGCTGGCAAATGGAAGATGGATCTCCCGGCGTTACGCAACAGTTGTTGGGTGAGCTAAGTAGCGCCCTCACTGCTAGCATTCCAGCTGACCGCCTTGTTATATTTACCAATGACCGCGAAGGCGACAACTACGAAGGCATTAGCCTGCTTCGTTACTGCTACAAAGACTGGGATTTGAAGGATAAGTTGAGCCTGGTTATGGCAATCGGTCTTGAAAAAGCCGCTATTCCAACACCCGTTCTAACAGTACCAACCGGAGCCAACCAAACTGACGTTGACAACGCTATCGAAAACCTGCGTCAATTACGCGCCAATGAAGAGTCGTATATCAAGAAGCCAGAGGGCTGGACTATCGACAAGCTCGACATGGCTGGGCAAGATACCAAGGAAATCCTGCCATTCCTACGCTACTGCGACCGTAATATATTAGCCGCTGGGCTTGCTCAGTTCTTATCCCTTGGCTCTGACACGGGGAGTGGTAGTCGCGCGCTATCTGTTGACCAGACCCGACTGTTCGAAAAAGCCCTAGAAGCCGTTGTTCTGAACATCCAATCCACCATACAGAAATACATTATTGACCCGCTTTGCGAGTTGAACTTTACCGATCTAAAAAACGGTACACCAAAGCTTCGAACTGGTAGAATTGCCGATGATGATATTGCTGCCAAGAGTGAAGCTATCAATAAGCTCGTAACGGCTGGAACAATTACCAATAACTTTGAAACAGAAAACAGCGTGCGTAAAACGCTTGGCATACCAGCACTCCCTGATGATTACAAGAAAGAGTATGATGCCAACGCCGAAGCAAAGCGGACGATGTCTACAGATCCGCCAGCAACTGACACTAGCAATCCAAAACCCGACACTAAACTGCCCCCTACGAGCAAAAAAGAAAAGCTCGATGCTTCGATTCGAGAAGCACGGCGTATACAAAACAAGCTTATTCAAGACATTGTGGCGGTGTAAATTGTGAGCGACATCACAGAAGCAGAAGATCAAGCGGAGCGCTTAGGCGGTATTATTCTTGCAAGCGAAGACTGGGCCAAAGGGTATAAAAAAAATAAGGACGCCTTTGCCAAGCTTATAAAACTAGAAACAAAGATTGAGCGCAAATTGCGCGCATATTTTCGCGACTTCTCTAAAGAACGCTTAGGTAAATATATAAACTGGTCCAATTACAGCAAGGAAAATATCAAAGCATACCGGGTGGACGTAACAGTTGATATTGAAGAGATAGATGATGTTGAGTATGGTACGCTCCTGAACGTTATACACGACCCGCTTGTACTGAGCATCGCCCTCGGCGCCGAAACCGCTCAGACGCAGTACAACATAGATGTCGGCTTGAATCAGTACAGTAGCGAAGTACTGCAAGCTGCAGAAACCTATACCGCTAAACTAGTAAAGGGTATTACCGAAACAACCCGCGAAAAAATAAAGCAGTCAATCGCCACCTCTCTACACTTAGGCGAAGATGTCTCCAGCGCAAGCGATCGATTAAACCGCATCGTAAACGATCCGCGTCGAGCCGCGTTAATTGCCAGGACAGAGACGGTCCGTAGCTATACCACCGGCATCACCACCTTCGGTAAAAAAAGCGGCGCAACACAGAAAGTTTGGGAACTGTCTAGCGCACCATGTGAAATATGCCAAGCGGCTTACGACAACACTCCTAACGGCGATGGTGTTCTTGATATCGACGACGAATATTCTGATGGCGACCCGCCAGCGCACCCAAACTGCCGATGCGGCATTTCGCTTATTCACGACTATAGTGACCCTGAAGATAATGCCGGCTTGGGGGATGCAAGTGAGTAATATATTTGACATCCGGCTTATGTTTGTAGGAAGATTAGCGGTATGAGTGACCCTGTGTCCGAAAAAGAAAAAATATCTATCTCGCGCCAAGTTTCTATTATTCTTGCTGACCGAAATTCAAAACCACATGAAATAAAAGCTGATGCAAGCGGTACATTACCGACTGAGTTTGAACTTTTAACGGTTGGTATGTGG